TCATTGTGATATGTGCCGATCAGACGCGCGAGGGCATAGCAGGCATCTGTCTTGCGCATCACGCCCTCTGCCTTCTCAACCATCATGATCACATCATCAGGGCTGCCGTTCCAGTGCAGATAGATAAAGGCAGGCGCGCTATATCCACGGCTGTCTTTGACTTCGATTGTTGCTCGGTTTCCCATGTCTTACTCCTCTTTCATCTCTTGATATGATCGCTGTAAAATCTCTTCCCACTTGGCGGAGTGATCCCTCAGTTCCCGATATAAAAAACACAGGTATTCTTCGAGATCACCCTGCCGATAAAGGTGATCGAGATTATGCTCTGCCAGTTCCATCAGTTGCTCTGTTGTGATGGTCATGGCTCAATCCATGAATGTTTGCGTGTGCGCTGCGTAACCCTGCTCTTGCAGGAATTGCGCCATCGCGCGCGCCTCGCGCTCCTGCACATCAATCGATTGCACAGGATAGCTTGCGTATAGTTTGAACGCGCCGCTATAGCTTTTCTCAAAGCCCAGTTCGGCCAGTGTCTGGCGCTCCGCTTTGCCTGCCTTGGTTCTGCCGTTGTGTTGCGGCATGACCCAGACCCATGCGAAGCCACAGGTTCCGCGATCCTCTCCGCCTAAGACGTTATAAAAATATTCTTCTGCGGCACGGGCTCCCACAGCTTTGATGGTTGCGGCTGTGATTTGATTGCGTGTCTGTTCGATGTTCATTTGATTAGTCCTCCACAAAAAACAGGGTGATTGATAGAATGCCCATCGCCGCAAAGGCGATGACGCTATAAGCTTGCAGGACGATGTCCCCACTGAAGCTTGCCAAGAACCCGAATAGGAACGTGACAAGCAGGCTCAGGATTTGTGCGATGGTGATCATTTGATTTCTTCCCACAGTTCGCACTCAATCGCGTGTTGCACAGAATCTTTATATTCCCTGAGCGCGGCTTTCATTTCATAGGTGTCGAATGTTTTGTGGCTCATGCCGTAAACAACAGCGAGACCATAGGGCGATTTGATCAGCCTGATCTCCACGCCGTTAATGTTTGTTTTGATTAGATATTCAATCATTTGATTTTTCCTTTGTTGTGGGGGCCGCTCAGAGCGGCACCCCGTTGATTTGCATTTTAGTCGGGCGCTTAAAAAACCCGAACTTGGGATCGTCACGCGATACAGTAACCTCAGCGTTGAAAGATACCTTATCGCCGCGCTCCAAGTCCGCGCCTGTCGGCACAGACCCGTAGACCTTCCACCCATCAGTTGATTTGACAATCATCTTCAAGGTGTAGCCGTAGAGTGTCTCCGCACCTTTGACACTCAGCACCTCACCATCGATGGTGAAGCGTCCGCCAAGGGCAGGGATGGGCTTTGCCTCTTGATACTCTGCGGCACGTTCTGCCGCGATTGCTTCGCGGTTCTCAATCTTATGAATAAGCTTGCGCAGCAAATCTTGCTGCTTCTCGCTGATGCTGCCGTAGCGGACAAATTTACGCACGATGTCGTAAATAATGTTCTCCTCATGCTGCCATGTGGCGAAATCTTTCCGCTCAAAAATTTGCCACGCGAAGGATAGGCCTGCATCTTCAAGGGCAGCTTGCGCCTTGCGCTTGCCTGCCACGGCTTCGATGCCTGCTTTCATCTTCTTGCGGAATGACGCAAAATTAATGCGTTCACCCTGTAAAAGCTTGTCGGCACAGGTCTCACCCACTTCGATGTAGGTGTTAGTCGGCTCGTGCCAGAAGCGCGCAACAGACATTGCGTGAGCGTTGCCACAGACATGGCAGACCCCGCCATGTTCGTGGGTGCTGAACTTGCCGCCCGTTTTCTCCATGTGGGCGTGAAAGGCTTGATTTTCTGCAATCAGGGCAGGTGCCGCATCCGCGCGGTGATCGTGAAAGGACACGAAAAAATATTCCTGCGGATTGATTGCGCTAGGGCGGTGTGTATCTTGACGTTTCATTTTTCCTCTCTCTCTCATGCTCTGCTGCATGGGATGCCGCCCCCGCAGGGGCGGTCACCGATACATCAGGCTGCAATTGCAGGGTCATATTCTGCGGCCTCAGCGATGAAATCCACAGCCTTCTGGGCTTCATGTGCCGCGCTGAAGATCACCTTGGGTTCAGCCTTGAGGGCTGCGATCCAGTTGTTCAGATATTTTGCATGGTCAGGGCGTGGCGCAGGGCTGATGCCGAATTGAACCGACAGGAACACCGCGCCCATCTCTGCCACCAGTTCTTCGAAAGCGTAATCTTTATCACCGAAGCGGGTGGATTTGATGCGATCAAGGCGGCTTTTGTGGCCCGTCCAGTGCGTCACCTCGTGCGCCAGTGTGCTGTAATAGGCCTCTGCGGCTGTCGATGTGTCTGTGCCAGTGAAATCTTCCTTGCGTGGCATCATCACCTGATCGAAAGCAGGGGAATAGAACGCCTTGTCTCCGCCGTGGCCGATATTCACGCCTGCATCATCAAAGAACTGTTCGATCTCTGCGCAATGCGCAAACCCGTTTACGTCAACAGGGGTGGCGGTCACATCCTGAGCGGGTGCGTCCCATCCTTCGACTTGGTCAGCGTTGAAAACTTTATAGGTGCGCAGCAGCCAGAAACGATCTGTCTGGGTTTCGCCATCATCAGCCTTGGTCTTTTTCTCAAGGGGTTTCCACAACATGATGGTTGTGCCTTTTGATCCCTTCTTGACCCTTGCGCCCATCTTATTCCACTGGGGCAGCGTGGCCCAGTATTGCGAGGAAAACCCTTCCGACAGCAGCAAGAAAACATTGATGCCGCGATACTGCTTGCCAGTTGCGGCGCTGACGGGGAAACCACCCGCTTGGCCCTGCCACGGCTTGACCCAGTCTGTGCCATGCTTGGTCATCAGGTCAGCGACTTTGTGGGCAATTTCGGACATGATTTTTTGATTAACAGACATTTGATTTTCCTTTCCTTGGGTGTTGTTTAGGTCATGCTCTGAGGCATGGGATGGCAGCCCCTCAGGGCTGCGCACCGATATCTCAGAAATCGTCATGCTTTGTGCATTGATCCAAGGGTGGTTTTGCCCTTTGTGTTTAGGTCATAAATCATCGCGGGAACGCTGCTGTCGTAGCGGTGTTTGATGATCATCAATTCTTTTTTCGGAACGTCAGGATAGCCCCACTCTATTTCCTCGCGGATCGCGGCCATGCTGAAATCACCGAAAACGTCATACCACCCGTCTTCTTCTTTGATGAAAAGGGTGTGGTAGGTCATGGATGCCTTGGACATAGTTTTTTCTCTCTCACTGGTTAAACCACCAGAACGCCCACAACGTGGCGGGCGCTCAAATTGCCTAACCTTTTGCGCACCTTGCAGGGGCTTTTCTCTCCCCCTGCCTGTCGGAGACCGCCTTCGCCGTGGCTGCCCGTGTCTAAGTATCCTCAACGGGTCAGGTTCTGGCTTGGCACCGAACAGTCGGAACGCTGCGCACCTTGCGGTGGGGGTTCCTGTCGGGGTTCGGGTGAGGGGGCAATGAGGGCCGCGTCATCCCTTCCGATGTCTCAGGGTTGTATAGATGTTATCTCACAGGGTCAAGAAAAAAATATCAGGCTCTAATCCACCTATCTAATGAGATGCCGCAAACCCCTTCACGATCAGGGGGGTGATGGTGTAATGTGACCAGCAAGGCAGAAACAACCGCCGCCCCAAGCGGCGCAAATAGGACAGGCTCTAACATGGATGACCGCGAAACCTCAAAACACCCCGATCCCCACGGCACTCAAAAGCTTTCAATAATTGAAGGGGGAAAGACAAAGACCACTAGGGGGAAGACTAAGGGACACACAAGGCAGAGATCAGCGCCATCAGCGCTGACTGGTCTCACAGATAAGCAAGAGGCCTTTGTGCAATGCATAGTCGATGGGATGTCTCAAAGGGAGGCATACAAGGAAGCCTATAACGCAGCAGGCATGGCAGACACATCTGTCGATGTCGAAGCGTGGAAGCTTTTGCGGAACCCTAAGGTCTCACAAAGATTGATATCACTGGAAGGCGAAATAGAGGCGAAACGGCGCGCGTTAAGCATCTCTCGATGGGATCGCACAGTTCGATTCTATGAGGACTCGATGCTTGATGAGAACCTGCACCACTCAATCCGCACCCGTAACGCAGAACTGCTTGGCAAACACCTTGGGCTGTTTGTGGATCGTGTCGAAACCAAGGATGTGACAGAGCAGAGCGCGGATGAGATCGAGGCACGACTACGGGCAAAGCTTGGCCTCGCGTAAAACTGCCGTCACAGCGCCGAAAAAAGGGGGGGAGGGGGTCACCCCTATTGATCCCCCCTAGTGCCGCTCCACGGCGCTCTCTGTGGCTCTCAGACACAACGCAGCATCAGTGCCACCATCACCTGATGCAGGGCTGACCATCACCACCGCCAGAACAGACCATGTGCCGCCCCTCAAAGGGCAGTGCCGCAGCCGCATGGGTGGCCCCTTTTGCGTAGGATCGATCCCGCGCACCCCCACCCGCCCCCACCCCCGCGTTTGCGCGCGCGTGTATACACACATATATACATGATAATATACTCAAGAAATTACCCACTCCCTTTGATATACCCCCCCCCTATTCTAAAATAGCTAAAATAGCTAATTCTAAAATAACCCCAGCCCCCTTTTTAGAAAAGGGGTTGAGGACTCCAGAGGTGGCAATAGGTGGTAAAGGGTCGCAAAAGGTTGCAAAGAAAAACCCGCTGGCTAAAAAGCCAACGGGTGAGTGATGGTAACGCTCTCAGTATACTTATTCTAAAAAGAACTGCAAGTAAAAAAAGCCACCCCGAAGGGTGGCAGGTGCCGAATGCAACAGGGTGAAGGCATTCGGATGGGAGGCAAGTCTCCGAGCAGTGGAGTCTTACATCTCCCCTATTAAGGGGAGAGTGCCGTAAAGTCAATTGATCCATGTGAATTGATTCATGGGTATTAGTATATATGGCTGATGATCGTTGGGATCGTTTCGGTCTTTTCGGCCTGCCATGATCATCTGGGAGTTTGTAAAGCGCGGTTTGTTATCCGCGATTTTGACCCATCCTGTTCTATCATCGAATTTTACCACAAGAGTTGATGGTTTGTGAAATGTATTCCACAGCATTTGTGCCGATGAGATCTTGTGGACATCCAGCATATAGCATGGGTAATTTAGATAGCTTGGCTGGAAGGCGGATTCTATCCGCCTGCGTTTGAACTCAACAAAGCCCACAATGTTTCGATCATCCTGATGATCTTGATCTGGCCTGCATGCCACATAGTCCAAGCTGTATTTCATCGGAAGCTTATGAAGATTACAGTTCCATAGCTTCTCAATATCCTGCCGCATAATTTCTTCTTCGGCACGATGATCAGATGTTTCGTATAGTGGCATATTAAGCGCTCCCGACCTCAACGCTGGCGGAAGGGGAGGAACCTGCGGAGATCGGGAGCTCTGCCCGGACGAGCATTGCCACCGAACCTATCATTGTGCCGGATCCTGATCAATCTTTCTTACGGCGTTTGCTGACTCTGTCAGCATTTGCATTTAGCCAGTTCATTAACCTGATTGCAGTGCCGTAACGGAAGTCCCCTCCAGTCTTCACGTTCCTGTAAAACCCTCTGTGCTGGATAGCATACTGACATACTGTTTCCGGTGTGTATCCGGATTTATCTGCATAGACCTCGATGGCCTTGATCACCTCTTCACGGGTCATGAGCTATCCTCATATAGTTATGTTATTAGTTAACTATATGCCCTTCCCTTTAGGGAAGGGATATATAGTTACTATACGCGCGCGTATATATATACTATATAAGGCTTGTAGAACGAGTCAAGCTGTTATATTCTAAATGCGTTCATGGTTGAGTGCAGCAATCTTAGTCTGGTAGACCGGACGACATGAACCGGGGACGGTGGCTCCGTCTGCACACCCCGACTCTTTCCCGGCACTAAAAATTTATGTTGGCGGAACCCTCTGGCAGTTTTTTGATTTTTAGAGCAGCCACTCTCCTGCTATCCTGAACTTAGCAGAAGAAGGAGTGTTGCGATGCTCTCAGAAGACCCTGACACGATTTACATCGAGAACGATGGCAAGTGGTCTGTTTTCATTCAGCATGATGGCGGTGGTTGTCCGGCACATCCCAGCAGTCTGGTGAGATTTTTGACTCTCGCGGATTGCATGCAGAACGAGCCGAAACCAGATGAAGCGAAGGCCGAAGACGTTGACTGGGACTGGACATCAGACTTTAATGATGTTCTATTCTATAGCGTGAGACTTACATGAAGTTCCGCAAGGGGATGCAGTGCTCGACATTGAACAAGTTCTGGAGAAGATCAAAGATCTGCCTGACGCGGAACGTCTGGCGGTTCTCAAGGATCTCGAAGCACTCCAAGAGAAGAAGGCAGTAGCCGGCGCTCAGGAGAACTTCCTTGAGTTTGTGAAGCTGATGTGGCCCAGCTTTATAGCTGGGCGGCACCACGCGAAGATGGCCGATGCCTTCGAGCGTGTGGCACGGGGCGAGCTCAAACGCCTGATTATCAATATGCCTCCCCGTCATACCAAGTCAGAGTTCGCCTCATATCTTTTTCCGGCATGGTTTCTTGGGCAATACCCACATAAGAAAATCATCCAGACGGCACACACTGCCGAACTGTCTGTCGGCTTCGGTCGTAAGGTGCGTAACCTAATTCAAGGTGAAGACTTCGGCAAAGTTTTTTCTGGCATTACCCTGTCGTCTGACTCGAAAGCTGCTGGCCGCTGGAACACAAACAAGGGCGGTGACTACTTCGCTATCGGTATCGGCGGTGCCGTGACCGGTAAGGGTGCTGATGTTCTGATTATCGATGACCCGCATTCCGAACAGGAAGCCCAGATGGGCGAGTTCAATCCTGAAGTCTATGACAAAGTCTATGAGTGGTATACCTCTGGCCCTCGTCAGCGTTTGCAGCCGGGCGGTGCAATCATCATCGTTATGACGCGGTGGTCAAAGCGTGACCTGACTGGACAGATCCTAAAGAGGAGCGCAGAGCGCGCGGGCTCCGATGAGTGGGAAGTGATCGAGTTTCCTGCGATTATGCCTTCCGGCACTCCCCTATGGCCTGAGTTCTGGAGCATTGAAGAACTCGAAGCGATCAAAGCTGAAATTCCTGTGGGCAAGTGGAACGCCCAGTATATGCAGGATCCCACCTCTGAAGAAGGCGCTCTTATTAAGCGCGAGTGGTGGAATGAGTGGCCTCATGACAAGCCTCCCGCTGTAGAAGGTATCATTCAGTCATGGGACACCGCGTTTCTCAAAACACAGCGGAGTGACTACAGTGCCTGCACAACATGGGGAATATTTCACCAAGAGAATGAAGAGGGAGTGGTTGTTCCTAATCTCATTCTTCTTGATGCATTCAAAGACAAGATGGAGTTTCCGGAGCTCAAGAGGGTCGCGCACCAGAAATACTGGGACTACGAGCCGGATCAACTTGTTGTGGAAAAAAAGGCTTCGGGTGCCCCTCTAATTGCAGAGCTTCGCATGATGGGAATTCCGGTCACTGAGTTCACCCCAGTTCGGGGCAATGATAAGATTGCTCGCGCAAATGCCGTGACAGATCTATTCGCAAGCGGTATTATCTGGGCACCACCTACTCGGTGGGCGGAAGAGGTTATCGAAGAATGTGCATCCTTCCCCGCAGGGGAACACGATGACTATGTTGACTCGGTGACACAGGCACTTATTCGATTCCGTCAGGGCGGATGGCTCCGCACCACGATGGATGAGTGGGATGACGAACCGGCCTATAGACGGCCTGTTGAATATTATTGAAGGGGAATATCATGGCAAACGGCGAACACAATCACCGCCTTAGTGACTTTATCGTTGTAATGCGTGGCTTAATTTCAAAGGAAAAATGTCAAGAAATTATTGACTTGTATAAAGATGTTGATGTCTGGGAGTGGGCGCAGACTACTACTGGTGTTCAACTTGAATACAGAAAAGTTAAACAGGTTAGCCTTTCCACGGATATTGTTAAGTCTAAGGGTCAAAAATATCAAGATATGGATAATGAGCTATTTGAAATTCTTTCAAAAGCAAAAGATCTATATTTGAAAAATCTTAAAGAAAACAGAAATATAACGCATTTGCCGAACATTTCTTCTGATGAGGGGTATCAGCTTTTGCATTATTCTGAGGGTTATTATTTTAAAGAACATGCTGATGACAGTGGTGGCTTAGGTCGATCACTAACTTGCACACTTAATTTAAACGAAGGGTATAGTGGCGGTTTGTTTAGTTTCTTGCGTGGAGAATTTA